CACCTATTCCCGCATCTGCTAACTGGAACGTATCATTTGTTAATTTTTTAATGTAATAAGAATTTGTTGTACTTAATCCCTGTATCGCTGTGGTTTCTGCAGAGTACTCTATAACCTCACCACTTTCAAATCCATGATTTTTGAAAGTAACAACATTTAATGATGTTGATATTCCAGTAGGTTTAACTCTTAATTTGCGGTGTGTATAACCTGATCCTTCCTCTAATACTTTTATAGCGACTAAAGTATTCTTATTCTCTGTTCTAAATTTATGAATACCACTTGCTGCTGTATCAGTTGATAATCCAACTGTGTTTATACCTGCAGAACCAAATAATGCGTCATTTCTACTGTTAAATAATCTTACTGTTGAAGCGTTTACAGACCTTACAAAGTATGGAGCACCATCAGATAAAGTTCCTGAAATAAGATTAGCAGGGTCATAAGCAGTTCCAATACCAATTGGAGCATTACCATTTGAACCATAATATACAATCTCACCATTATCTAAATTATGTTCTGTTTTAAATGTAATAGTTTCATTTACAATATCTACACCACCGTTAAAAAATACATCTCTACTATCAAATTGTAATTCTCTGTTTCTATTTCCTAATATTGGTTGTAGTAAACATCCACTTCCGTTACCTCCAGTTAAGGAGAGACTTGTGACTGCTGCGATATCAAATTCTTGAGGATCAACAAATACTTCTTTAACTGTTCCTTGAATAATTGGTTCAACAGCAGCACCTACACCTGTGCTTGTTTCAATACCTACGATTGGAGGATTGACGACATCATAATCACTACCACCATTTAATAGGTCAATAGATTCTAGAGGACCATAATATATTTGATTATCTGATATGGGTGAATGAATCTGAACACCATTAATTAAAATACCAATATCACTAGTGGGTATATCTTGATTTGAACTGACAAATAAGTTCTGAGATAAAGGAATTTTCCTTAAAATTTTATCTGGCTCTAATGTTCTACTTTTATGTTTTTGTAAAACAAATCTATGAATATCAGTTGTAGAGGTTGTTGGTCCGACTTGAACTGTACTTGCTGATCCAATTTGTGCAAGAGAATTAAAAATTCTTATTTTTGTAATATCTTGACTTGGATCACTTGGTATAACAGGATCAACAAAATATGTTCTTCCAGTATCCAATCCTACCAGTGCTTCACCCTCTGGTAGATAAGTAACAGCATCACCTTGTATAAATTTAAGATTTCTACTGATATTAAAATTAATAAAACTATATCTATCATTTAAAGGATTAAATGCGTCTAGTCCAGTAGCTGTTCCTCCTGTAAGAGTTTCTTCAATTATATTAGTTGTAATATCATAACTTGGTAAAGAGTTAGAAGTAACATATCCATCAGTATTTCCATCAGTGTAAACACTCAATGTATCAGCAATAATTGAATCGTTTCCTTGACCAATAGATACACCACTACTTGTTACTTTCTCAACTTTTCTACGAATATCATATAATTGATTTGCATCCTGTATAAATCCAGCGATATTAGATACTGTAATCTGATTAAGACCTGTGTTTACACTAGCAACTTGACCACTTCCAGCAATTACTTGTTCATTTCTTTTTAAAATATCAAATCTATCACCAACTTTAAGAGATGATTTGTCTATCGGAGTTCTTAATGTAAAGGTTGAACCACCGACTGGGATATCGACTTGAAATCTTGAACTTGTATTGTATATCCAAGAGTTAGCAAATATTTGTTTATAGTTTTTACTATCATTTTCAATTTTTTCACCAATATTTTTGACAAAGAAATTTTCACCTTCATTAATTAAACTTATATCGGTAATTGGTACTAACTCAGATAATACTCCAGTGATTCGTAAATCAATTCTTTTTGATAAATCACCATTTTCATATCCAAAAATAGTTTCGTTAGCTCTTATATTATCTGCTGTTCCTATACCTACACCAACACCACTACATCCAAAAAACTGATTTATTGATTTTGATGTGTAATTTATTTCAGAATTAGCACCACTAATAATTGTACCAGTGGTACCAAACCCAACAGTTGAATCTACATTTATTATTGTTGCACCAGCATCTACTTTATCAAGGACTTTAGTGCTACCTGGTACTGTAAATACACCCTCAATTAAATCACGATCACTGAAACCAACAAATAATGCAATTTTAAAATAGTTTTTACCATCTCTTTTAATAATTTCAACCTCTGATACAGATGCGTTTGTAGAAGTATCAGTTGATTTAAATATTGTTTGTCCAGTTAAATTTTGTGGTTCTCCATTTGGTGTAATTAAATCTGCTACAACTACTTCTCTTCTTATAAATTCAGCGTCAGATGGTTTAATAAGATTGCCTTCTAAGTCTAATACTCTTGATTCTACTCCATATAATACTTTAAATAAAACTCTTATTGATTCTTCAATACCTTTTGATTGATAAAAGGAGCGAGCAAACTTAACGAAATTACCTACATCTAAATTATCTGCAAAATCATTATCTTCTAAACCAGGTAAAAAGGTTTTCTTCATTTTTTTGAAGAATTCCTGTATGAATAATACTGATAAATTTGTTAATGTTGCACCAGATACATGAGAGGTAGCAGTTGTTTCATTAAATTTTAAACTTTCTTGATTTATATTTAATAATGAAGATGAAACACCAACGTTATATCCAGTTATACCGCTAAATCCACGAACACATCCAGTAAATGATGTTGAAGTTATACCTGTATACGTAATTATTTCATCATCTATCTTAAGTAATCCATACTCAGAGGGAAATCCTTTTGTACTTGGTACAGATATTGTAGTGTCAGTTGTTGATATTCCTGCAGAAATTGTTGTAATACCCACTACAACTTCAGGTACTAAATTATCAACTTTTAAATATTGGTCAAGGTTACTGATGATATCACTAGGACCACCTTGAAATTCTTGTGAGATATAATATTGTTTAAAAAACTCCGTTGCATTAGGAAAATCAGATATTAAAAATTCAGGTAACTGATTTTCAATAATCGTATTGACTTGTATTCTTCTGTCAATTTGTGACATAAATTATTTCCTCTCTAAATCTCCATTAGAGTAACTTGATGTATAGTAATCTCTTTGGAACACAACTCCTGAAACATCTTCACCTGAAGCAATTACATCTTTAATTGTATTTATTGTACTCTTTGATACATCAAAATTCAGATATAGGTCTTTTAATCCAACAACATCATTTGATTCAGGGAATGCCTGAACTTCTATAATATTATTTTGACTTACCGTTGATGTTATATTAATAGTATTTAAGATTACTTCGCCTTTTTTATAATCAACAACTCCTGCGTCTTTAACTATTACTCTTTGTTCACCTTTATTATTTTTTATAACCACACTGAGTGTACCCATATTACTACCATCTAAGTTACCAGATGCATTTTTATTTGGAACATCAGTGATATAAGCAACTTCATTAAAACCATTAATTGTAAATCCTGTACTTTTTATGTTATATCCTGCTGGATTGATATTAAATTTATTACCAAAACAAAGTTCATACTGTGCAAATTGATTTAATAATGCTTTTAAATCTCTCCTTATAATAACTTTAGTAATATTAGATGTGATTCCATTATCAATACGGTCAATAAGTGTGCTAACTTTACTATATTTAAATCTACCACCAAATTTATTTAATTCAACATTTTTAGAATATGTATCTAACGCACTTATAATTGCAGTTCTTAAATTCGATGCTGATGCAATCTGTGATGGATTGTAATACGCAGTTGTATCAACTTCCACATATAGTATTTTAAGATCAACAATCTCTGAATTTATACCAGCGATAGCGTAATTCTTTAATTTATTTTTAATTTGAGATTTATCAAAATCTGAAACAAAAGTACCGTTCTTGGGTTTAATACTAATTTGAACCTTACCGAATTGAGGTGGATCTAATTCCTCTCCACCAACAACAGCAACAGATTCAGTTTGAGGGAAAATTGTACCTATTATTGCTTCATAATCTCTTGGTGTAACTGCTCTATATTGTGCTGAGTAAAGTCTTGGAGCGAAATACTTAATAGACGACATATCCTCAACTTCAGCACCATTAGAGGCATTTGTGACTGTAGTAACTGAAATGCTATCAGATGGTGTAAAGAAAGTTCCGTCACTCTTTGTAAATGAACCTTGAAAATTAAAGTTAGAAGGACCATTACCAGATTCACCTTCAGTCACAATATAAGTTACTGTCACCACTGCATTATTTTCTAGTTTTCTACCAAATAAACCATCACCAAATAATATTTCATATTTTTCATCCTG